AACACGCCCATTGAGTCTTTTAATTTCAGACAGAAGGTGTGTAATGACAAAGCCTGACAGACCACCTAGCACTCCAAGGGTTGCCATGTAAAGAGTAAAAAAGTCTGTTTGTGTCACTTTTTAATCCCCATTGCTGGATCGTTGGGAGACAGGTAACGAAGCACCGGTGGCAAGATAGATGCAATGCCTGCTGCAATGAGAGCTTTAGGATCTGTGACCCCAGCTGCTGCCATTGAGATAACTGCTACCAAGAAGGCTCTAGCCCATGAACCTGCTGCTGTCTTTAATTCATTCATTGACTTGCTCCTAACATAGGTACTTGAAAAAAAGCCGAATCATTGTCAGCTTCTTTTGCAAACGAGATATGGCAGTGGTGGTTGTGTTTGTTAGTGCCCTCGTATGTTCTCCATGCCCAGCCCTTTTTGCTAGAGGCGATACGACCATCAAAGATAATGTAGGTAATGCGTCTTTCTTTTTTAGACTTGAATAGGAGACGAATTTGATCTGCAAGATCTGGCATGAGATCGGGCTTGGCGCGACCACTGAGATCACGATCAACATCGAGGGCACGAACCCAGCCATTAGCATCGGGATTATGATCGCTAGGGCGAGCTGCGTGTCGAGTATCACCGATCCAGCCATCCGATGTGCGGTCACGACTTGGGTAGGTATCATCAAACTGTTCCCTTAGTTGGATAGCAGCTTTAGATAAGCGTGGTTTGGTGTTCGACATTAGAACATTCCCATCGCTTTAAGTTATTCAATAATAATTCTTCATGACCACATTGAGGCATTGGTGCAATAAAAGCATCATCTATAGGATCGTATGTGTAACCTATGCCTGCATAGTTATAGCGCATCTTGCTGTTATACGATGTGCGCTTACATACTTGACCTCTTAGATTGCCATACCAAGTCTCAGGATCTAAGCCTTCAATAAGTTCAGTCTCGTCAATGCCAACGATTACTTCTGTGACAATGTTTGTCTCATCTAAAAATGCGTAATGTGCCATTATGCGAAACTCACATTTCCTGTGCCAGCAGTTAGAGTTGTAACTTTATCCGATCCAGTTGTTGCCGTTGATCCAGTAAGTCCAGCACCAATAGTGATAGTTACAGTGTTAGGGTATCGAAGTATCACGACACCCGATCCCCCATTTCCACCATTTCCACCGCCCCCTCGCGCTCCGCCCGCGCCCCCGCCAAGATTTGCAGTTCCATTTCCACCTGTACCAGATGTTGTCCCATTTCCATTTCCGCCACCCCCAAGACCGCCAAGCCCTGCAAGTGTTGGCTGGCTCGACCCACCTGAGTACCCGCCGCCACCACCGCCACCTGCATAAAATACAGCTGTGCCCGTAATAGAACTTGAAGATCCCGCGCCGCCTACGCCTGATTGACTTAGAAGTCCATTTCCACCTACTGCGCCCGCGCCGCCGCCACCACCATTAGGAAAATCGTTATTTGCTGTGCCACCTGTACCTAAAACGGATGAACCACCATTGTTACCTTGTGATGGTGAAACACTTGGAGTGTTACCCGCGCCCCCTGTTTTAGGTGAAACTGTCGTACTTGGAGCACCTGATCCGCTGCCACCTGCAACACCTGCCGCGCCGCCAAGACCACTTAGAGATCCTGCGCCACCTGCTGATGTGGTTGAATTAAAAATTGAACTGCTACCAGCAGCACCATCTGAGCCAGATGAAGCACCTGCGCCACCTGCGCCGATTGTGCATGAGTAATTAGCACCTAAAGTTATTCCTGTAAGTGTGCCTGTTCTAAAACCACCCGCGCCTGCTCCTGCAGAATAATCGTGACCAGAGCCACCGCCACCTGCTACAACGAGAAACTGAACATCTACTGCTGCTCTGCCACCAGAGCTTGCAATAATTCCAATAAGTGAATTAAGCATTACGCAATGCCACCGACTACAGTCCATGAGTTAGCTGCTAACTTAATAGCAGCAGCAGACTTATAGCGAGCCAATACTGGAGCAGCAGCTACTGCTCCTGCGCTTACTACAGTTGTTGTGCCTGATGTAACAGCCTGAATAGTTGTAATGCCTGCACCCTTTTGATAAACAACTAAAGTAGTACCGATAGGAAAGTTATAGGTTGCATCTGTTGGAATGCTAAAGATGTTAGCTGCTGCATTGTCCATAGTCACGATCTGATTAAGACCATCTGCCTTGACTGCTGTGTATGTCGTTCCAGTCTGTGCATTGACTGTCATGCCAGCGAACTTAGTGTCGATGTCCTGACCAAGTTCTGCAATAGCCGTTGCGCCATTCTTAACTAAATCGCTCGACTGTGGGATGTCAAAGCCAAAGTTTGTTGTTGTAGTTGCCATTAGGTGAGTGCTCCAGTCGCGTTAGTCCAGATAAGTGTAGCATTTACGCCTGTCCAAACGAGCGAGGCAGGCAATACTGTTTCCCATTGAGTTGTTGATAGTGAGAAGTCTGTTGCTGAGATGTAAAGGGTAATCTCAGTAAAGCTAGGGGTAGCGCGTAGGGCTACATTCTCCACAAAGCCATCGAATGAACCACCGAATAAGTTGCTTGGTAGGTTCTGGATAATGACAGGCTGACCAAAGAACACCCCGATAAGACTGTCAAGCATGGCAGTAGGGATGTCTGGATTATCAAGTCTAAAGGTAATCGCCCCTAGTGAGCCTCTAGGGTTCTTACGAAGATTTAACTCGCGTGAGGCGATGTCAGTGATGTCACCGAGGTTCTTGATGTTAGAGTCAAACGAACGCTCAAAGAGTCCGTAAGCGGCTATAGAGTCTGCGTCAGAGGTACTGTAGGTGCTTCCGTAGCCTGTGGAGTAGCGATAGATAAGGCTGTTGCGGATGCGACCAATCTGAGTTGTGGATTTGATAGAGGTTGGTGTTGCATACGAGCCATCCAGGTTAGTAAAGCCATTAGCTGCAAGGTAGTTAGATCTGTGGTCGGCATCGTCATAAGAGACGTCTCCATCCTTCTCCTCATACACCTGACCTAGTGCGCTAGTGGCAATCTGATCTGCAAGCGTTTGAGACTTAGCAGAAGCACTAGCTGCAAGTGCGATCATTGTGTAGAAGCCTGAGTCAATAGTGCCAATGTAAGACTCAGCGTTAGCCCATGTGACATCTGCTGGATAGGTTGCCCATGTGACTGTAGGCGTTACCTCAGCCCATGTCAGGTTAAGGGCTTGTCCTAAGATCGCTGCAATCTGTGCGCCATCTAAGCCTTCTGCAAGTGCTGTGTTATAGACAACCTTTGTTAGTTTAGCCAGTGAGCCGATGCCTAAGATTGTTCCAGTAGTAATGTAGCCAGTCTCGTCAGGGCTTCTAACCCCAATGTTGAAGTCTGATACTTCTCCACCGAACACAGTGACATAAGTGCCACTCCCATTTTTCAACTCTAAAGTAATTGGCTCGGTTACATTGATGGTGAAATCTGCCCCAGTAGTGTTGATGATCTCTACTTGGCAGTAACCTGCTGTGGCTTGTCGATCAATATCAATGCGACCAGATGCAAAAGAAACAGAGGTTACAGTCGTATAGACATCATCACCTACTGTAATTCGCCATTCTGGAAGCCATGTCATACTGCAAACATTCCTCGGAGTGTGCCTCGATAATTAGCCTCAACCAATACATTCTCAATCGCTTCTGCTATAGCGTTAGGATCACCAATACCAGTATTGACAGTAACGCTGTAGTTGTACTCACGGCCATTAGGGCTGATGCCTGAGATCATGCCTGTATCAGGAGTAAACTCTTTAAGGTTGGGCAGAATTTGTGTCACTACTCCGCCAAGTGCCGCGACACTTAGGTTAGTGCCTGCAATGGTAGTTGCACCCTGTACAGCTGATACAGAAGATGGCTGTGTAATAGTTGTGCCTGTAGTTGGCACAAGTGTCTTAGTGCCTTGCAGCTTTAACAACTCCATCATCTTGGCAATAGCAGCATCAAGGTTACCCAGGTTGATTAGGTCTGCTGGCTTTAAGCTTTTAAGAATTGATTCAATGTCTTGCAGTTTTACATTCTGTCCAGATAGCGCACCAAGGATTTTAAGGTCAGCGTTAAGTTTGCTAGTAGCAGCGACAATGGCTGCCTCATCCTTAGAAGCAATAGCTTCCTCTAAAGCAAACATAGATTTCTTGACATTTAGGCGAGCAGTATCGTTGGCAATCTGTAAGGCTTGTGCACTACTAGTCGCCTTACCGAGTTGCTCAGCCTGATTTGTGAGAGCTGCTGCAACCTGAATCTTGTCAATGTCGAAGATGCTTTCGCTGTTGCCAAGCGCAAGGTTTGCTTTGTCGATTGCCAGCTTTAACTTAGCAGCTTTTAGTTTCTTTAGTTCATCGGCTGTCAGTTTCTTATTGACATCATTGGTTTTCTTAATTACTACAAACTGGTTCTGCAATGACTTTAGATGCTCATTATCAGCGGCTTTGACATCTGCTGTCTTAACGCCTTGACGAGCAATAAATCCCAGAGGACCAGCAGAAAAAGAACGCTTGAATGGTGTGGTCAATAATCCGATCAAAGATTTAGTATCACCATTGACCTCAAAGCTAGTGATTTTTGCTAAGCCTCGAATAAAGTCAGCCGCCCCAAGCGATGCTCTTTCCATGTCATTAGCAAGACTATCTACAGAGTTATCCTTACCCAAAGTCTTTAGGGCATCGATTAAACCTACGCCGATG